TTTTAGGCTTCTTTGATGAATGACAACACCGGCAAGCCTATATCGAAACGCGATTGATCTTAATCGCTATAGCAACAGTGTTGCACGGCGGATCATCAATGCTTACAACGATATTATTTTGGATAGCGTTGCTCAGCTTCGTGCAATTGAAGATCTTGACGATTCATTCAAAGCAGCAAGGCTAAGGTCAATTCTTGCGCAGCTAAAAGAGTCGTTGGACACCTGGGCTGGTGATTCGACGGAGATTATGGTGCCTGAGTTGCAAGGTTTAGCTGAACTGCAGTCTGAATTTGTAGAAGAGCAGCTTCGTAAGGTTTTGCCTGCTGGAAGTCGCAGCCTTGTCAATACGGTGGAGATTTCGCCGCAGTTTGCTCAAGCTGTTGTTACGACAGATCCTACGCAAATCAATGTTGTTGCACTGTCTGATGATTTATTTGCTGCTGTGCAGGGTGCGCCGCAGACGTTTAGCTTGACGGCAGCGCAGGGCGCAACCGTTACGCTGCCAAACGGGAAGGTTGTTGAAAAAGCTTTTCGTGGTTTAGCTGAAAGCCAGGCTGAGCGTTTTGGCCAAATTGTGCGGCAAGGATTGCTGACGGGTGAGCCTACGCCTGAGATTGCACGACGCTTAAAAGGGCGACTTGAATTTGGACAACCGGCTCAGTCGGTTAAACAGTTGCAACTTGCTGGTGGTGAACTAACGAAGATGGCAAATCATCAAGTTGTAACCATTGTTCGTACAAGCGTCAATCAGGTAAGCAACGCTGCATCACAGCAGGTTTACGAAGCCAACCAAGACGTGACGAGAAAATATCGTTACGTTGCCACGCTTGACACACGCACGTCTGCAATTTGCAGGGCGCTTGACGGTCGAGAGTTTGAATACGGCAAAGGCCCAATGCCGCCGCAACACTTCAACTGCAGGTCTACGACTGTTGCTGTTGTTGATTACAAAGGCTTAGGTTTGACGCCGCCAAAACCTGGCAGGCGAGCAAGCATGGATGGTCCTGTGCCTGCAAATGAAAGCTATGGACAGTGGCTGAGTAAACAGTCAAAAGCAACTCAGGCTGAAGTGCTTGGTGCTGAAAAGGTTGCTTATTTTACAAGGCTGTCGAATAAGTATGGCCCGAAAGACGCTATCGCCAAGATGGTGCGCGATGATGGTTCAGAACTGACGCTTGAGCAGCTTCGTAGGCGTTACGGACGGATAAGCTGAAGCAACAGCTAAAAAGCAATGCCTTGTCTTGGTAGTTCTTACATGCCTAAGGGCAAAAAGAAAAAAGGAGGCAAAAAGAAGTGAAGCGTGGTGATCGTGTCAGCTGGACCTATCAAGGCAAACGCACTTACGGCGTAGTTACTAGCGTTGCTGGTGAGCGTGCAATGATCAAAGGCCCAAGCGGTGGCAATATCGTTCGCGTTGGCAGCAAAGACGATCCTGTAATTCGGATCAAATCTGAATCAACGGGCAATCCTGTGCTCAAGCGTCAATCGCAATTGCATAAAGCGCCAAAACGTTAATGGTGATATTATTTGACTGCAATTAACTCTACGAGTTATTCATGTCTGAAGAGCAAAATCAGCAGGTTACGTCTGTTGAAAACGCCAGCCCTGATGAGATCGCAAAGCTGAAAAACAGCATTGAGTCTCTTGAAAGAAAAAACTTTGAGCTGATCGGCAAGCTTCAAAAGAAAGAGCTGATTGGCGAAGTGCCCGATGACTATCAAGCGCTAAAAGAATTTAAGCGTCAGGCTGAGCAGTCAAAGCTTGAGTCTGAAGGCAAATATACCGAAGCAAGGCAAGCACTTGAGAAACAGTTCCGCGAGGTTACGGCGGAAAAGGATCAGCGCATCGCTGAGCTTGAAGCTCGCGTTAAAGAGTTAGAGCTGATTTCACCTGCTGTTTCTGCCTTGGCGGATATTGTGCATGATCCTGATCTTGTGCTCAAGACGAAGCTGAACAAAGATCAGATTCAACGCGAAGCTGACGGCACTGTTGTAGTTGTTGACGGCTATCAGCGTACGCCTGTCAACGAATGGGCTAAGCAATCATTACCTGCTTGGATGCAGAAGCAACCTAAGCCGCAGGGTAGTGGCGCACCTGCTGGTCGTAGTTCAGGTGAGATTCCTGCAGGCACCAAGAATCCATTTGCCAAAGAATCGTTCAACCTAACTGAACAGTCTCGACTGTTTAGAACTGATCGCGATTTGTACGAAAGGTTGAAAGCTGCAGCCGCACGCTAAACTTTTTGTGAAGGCAAAGCTACGCGGAGCCAGATCGGGTTACGCCCACACCGTAAACGTCATTCTTGAGGATTTTTAGTCATGGCGACTCTTCGCTCTGACATCATCATCCCCGAGGTATTTACGCCTTACGTCATCGAGCAAACCACTCAGCGTGATGCCTTCCTGGCTAGCGGTGTGGTTCAACCGATGGCTGAGCTGAATGCCACCGAGGGCGGTGATTTCATCAACATTCCCTACTGGAAAGCAAACCTGTCCGGTGACTTTGAAGTGCTGACTGACAGCTCTTCACTGACTCCTGGCAAAATCACTGCTGACAAGCAGGTTGGTGTGATTCTGCACCGTGGTCGTGCTTTTGAAGCTCGCGATCTGGCTGCTCTGGCTGCAGGTTCTGACCCGATGGCTGCCATTGGCGCCAAGCTTGGTGAGTACATCGCCAACCAGCGTCAGAAAGATCTGATTAGCTGCCTGAAGGGTGTGTTCGGTTCGCTGAACGCTAACACCAGCAGCTCTGCTTTCTTCAATCTTTCGATTGACTCTGAAAGCGGCGACACTCCTACTGCTTTGTCACCTCGTCACGTTGCTGAAGCTCGTGCAATTCTTGGTGATCAAGGCGAAAAGCTGACCGCTGTTGCAATGCACTCCAAAGTGTATTACGACCTGGTTGAGCGTCGCGCCATTGATTATGTGAGCACTGATGATGCTCGCGGCACCAGCACTACTCAGTCTGGTGGTTCAATGGTTGAGGCTTATGGCTCGCCTTCTGTGCCGACCTACATGGGTCTGCGCGTGATCGTGTCCGACGATGTGGAAACCGCCGGCTCCGGTGCTTCTACTGAGTACGGCACTTATTTCTTCACTCAAGGTGCTGTTGCATCTGGTGAGCAGGCAGGAACCGAGATCGAAACCGATCGCGACATCCTGGCCAAGTCTGATGCCATGGCAGTGGATCTTCACTACTGCTATCACCCTGTCGGTGCTAAGTGGGCTGTCACTACTGTCAACCCAACTCGCGCACAGCTCGAAACCGTCGGCAACTGGTCGAAGGTGTATGAGCTGAAGAACATCGGCATTGTGCGTGCCACCAACGTCTCCAACATGGATTGAGGAGGTAACTAACGATGTCTGTTTTTGAAGCAACTGCGGGCAAACTCATTGGCCCGACTTCTGGTGGCACTGTTACTCAGCTCACCAGCAAAGCAACCGGCGTGACTCTTAACAAGCCATCCGGTCAAATCACCACTCACAACGCTTCTTTGGCTGGTGGCGCTGAAGTTTCCTTCACCGTCACTAACAGCGAAATTGCTGCCACTGATGTTGTGATTGTCAACGTAGCTTCTGGTGCTACCACCGGAACCTACATTGCCAGCGTCAGCGCTGTTGCTGCTGGTTCTTTCGACATCACTTTGTCGAACGTTGGCACTACCGCAGGTGAAGCACTTGTGCTGAACTATGTGGCACTGAAAGGCGCTAGCTCCTGATTATGGGGTTATTCGCTTTCCGGCGAATGCGTGAACGTGAGGCTGTCTCTAACGAGGCGGCCTCTCTTTCTATTGCTGAGCCTAAACTTAGTGAAGAACCGAAGCCTAAACAACGTAGGCGTCGGACAGTAAAGCCCAAGTTGGAGCAGGTTGATGGCGATCACTCTTGATGCGACCGTTGGCGGAGCTTCTGCCAACACTTATTTGACCTTGAGTGACGCCCAAGACATTATTGACGGCTTGGTTGAAGATGATGACGTTGCTGCATGGGCAAGTGCAACAACAGATCAAAAAAATCGTGCGCTTTACACCGCAACACAACGACTTGATCGTGAGCGGTATCTTGGCGCGAGAGCAACTGACACGCAGGCATTGCAGTGGCCGCGCACTGGTGTTCGCAAGCCTGATACCTACATCAACACTTATGCGGTTGGTTTTCCGTTCAGG